TGCTGCTGCTAATGAGAGGGCCATGTTTTATCTCCGAGTTGATCCCCTTGGGCTGGTCGCCCAGGGGGATCGTGAGGTTGGGATCAGAATCTATCAATGTTACCCGGCACGCCGAAGAGAGGCATAGGACGAGCGCAGCGGAGATTGAAATACGAATCAAAGAGGAAATGTGGTTCCTCAGGTGTAGCGACCACCCTATCGATAGGTGGCTCGTCGATAATGAATTCGTCATTGAGTGTTGGGCTGCTTCCGAAGTCCTGTGATAAGTGCCATATGTCGAGCGACTCGGGGTCATCTGATCTGAATTTTCCTGTTATTTGTGAGGGCTTGTAACGGTATTCTGCGTAGCGTTCCTGATAGCCGAATATTACTCCGTTAGGGTCTCCACTTTCATCTTCGGCATATATTTCCCAGTCGAAGACTTGTTGTTCTGAGACGTTAGCGAATACCGGCCAGAAGTAGTCGTACCGGCCGCGCCGGAACCACATTCTGTTAAGCCCTTGTTGGTAGGTTAGGTCTGCACGGACGTTAACCAGTCCTATGATTGTGCAGTGTTCTGTAAAGGATTTTACAAATCCATGGTTGTGCAGCTGCGCCGTGGCGAAGGCTGCAAGGTTTCCCTGAGGGGTTGTGTCGTCTCCTGTTTGAGTGTTCTGTTCTACAGGTTTGACTGTTACGCGCGAGGACCCGCCGCCCAAGAATTCGGGACGCTGTAGCCTAGCGTCAGGAGAGGTTACTCCGAAGTGTGCGCGGATTACTTCCGTGTATCGGGTGCCGCCTCGCGCGTCGCGTTCGAGCATTTTTTGAAGTTGGAATGCTACGCGTAGGTCGTTGATTGTTGCCCATCCCCCGGCATCGCCGGGATTGAAGTCTGCGGATGGGATTGTGACCTCAAGGCCGGTTTGAGGGCCGTAGAACATCGAGTCTCCGACTGTGATGTCTGGATTTACTCCGTAGTTTACGTCGTTTGCTGCTCCGAAGATGCCGCCTGTTGCTTCGTCATCGAGGTTTTGCCATATGACGGCGCCGCCGGTCCCGGGGACTCCGCTTACCGCGTAGTCGCCACCTTGGATAGTACCCGGGATAAGAACATCTTCGCCTTTTTGTGGCCAAGGGAGGCAGGAAGTGAAGTAGTCGTGTCGCTTGCCGCGTCGTAATACCTCGAAATCTTCGGGTATGTCTCCGGTATCCGCGAGGTTAACGCGAACCGGATTTTGTAAGTTTTGGTCCCTAAACCATTCGTTCCAAATGAGGTTATAGGCCCGGAAGTGTAGCGTGTTGAATTTGACCGAGTTATTCGCATATATCGGTATCCCCATATAGTCGTATATTGATCCTGCTGTTTCCGAGTTTTCAGGTAGGACAATTTCGGGTACCTGATATTCGGTCGAGTCGTCTATTGTTTCTTTTTCTCCCATAAAATTTTCCCAATGTTCCCACAAGAGCCTGTTGGGAACTGCGAAGAAAAAGGTTTCCATGTAGAGGTTATCCATGACTGGCTTGATGGGCGTTGCCATTCTTGCAAAGCCGGTCATTTTGAGGTTGAAGGTGTCCCCCGGTAAGGCTTCGTCCACGTAGATTGGGACGAGATAGCCAGCGTCGAAGGTTGTTTTATATCCGTGAGAACGATCGAAGCTCGAACGTGGGATTTCCGCTTGAGGTACGCGGGAAAATTTGTGTTTCATTACCGAGGGGGATGAGTACATTTTTTAGGCTTCCTGTTGTATGAATTCGACCCCGTTTCCGATGGGTCGTTTGGTTATTGGCGTTATTTCGCCTTGGACTTCTGAGTATTCTCCGATACAGAAGAGTGTGTAGTCTGATGGGTGTCTGCCGAATGGTGTTTCGGGGTTGTTTACTGCGTCAGAAAAGCCGCGTATTGCGACTGCGTCAGTCCCCATGAAGAAGGGGGACATGTAGGCTTCTGCTTTTTGGTCGTGTACGACATATACATTTAGTTTCACTGTAGTTTCCTTTGGTTACGGTTTAAGGATGATTGAGCGCATATTTCGCGTACGGCTAAGCGCTCGGGAGTGTAGTCAGGCCCCATATTTTGGGCCTTTTTTTGCCGTTCTTTTTTCACCTTTTCGAAGGTGTCAGGTTCTATCGCCTGAAGTCGTTTTAGATAGTAGCTGGGGGTTTTTTGTTTCCTGCCGTCTATGACGACATAGTCGTGAGGGAATACGTCCGCCTGGTATTTGTGGAACCAGTCGTAAGCGATTCCCGGTTTGAGTGACATTGAGTTGTATTCGGGGTGTACTTGGTATATTTCCCCGGTTTCTGCGTCTACTTTTTTATAGTGTTCTTCGGCTAGGTCGCCGTTAATTTTTTTCATAACGTAGCGTGCAACATATGCAGCCGTACGGTAATTTACCTCGCCTATTGACGAGTGTCCGTAAGGCCAGAGTTGTTCCAGCTTTTTTGAACGGTATAGTTTTTTCTTATCGTCCCAGAGGTGACGATCTATGAAGTTGAATCCGAAGAGAAGGGCGTGATAGTGAGGACGGCCTAATTCGCCGTCTTTTCCCCCGTATTCTCCTGCCATGTAGTATCGGATTCTCTGGTGAGGGTTTTTGAAGCGTAGGCGCTTCATGAATTTTTGGAAATCTTCTTTTCGCAGACCTTCGTCGTGCGGGAGATGTTCCGGTGAGTAAGTGAGTGTGATGAAACAGTTGTCCTGGTGTAGCGATGCCTCGTGCAGGCAACGAGCGGCCCACTCTTTCGAGCGGGCGATGCGGCAGCCAACGCAACCGTTGCACGGAACGGTCATTGTTTGGCCTAGTGATTCCCTTCTAAGGAAGGTCAAGCCGCCACCTCGTTTTCTCCATGCTTGGATTGGTTTGTAGCAGGGCATCCATTTAGAGCCTGTATCCACCGCGCATGGGTACCGGAGTGTAGTTTTTCCGGTTTGTTTTCTGTGCTGTCCTTGAGAACAGTTTTTTGGAGGTTCTGCGTTTCATTTTTCGCCGTTTGGCCATTTTTTACTTCCTTGGGACGTTGTCCCGGTTTGTGTGTTGAGGTGCCATACTGTCACCTAGTGCATTTACCATCAAGTAAATCTTAAATGCTCGGGCGCGCGTGATACGCGCCCTTAAGTTCAAAGTCAAGTGCTTTGAGACGCTTCGCTCGGGACTTCGTCCCCGCCTGCCGGCGTGTCGGCAGGGATGGCTTGTTCCGGCTCCAGATCGTCGGAGCCGTGTTTTTCTACGTTATCTATTGGTTGGATACCATAGGCTTGTAAAATCCCGTCAGAGGCGAGTTCAGAGGCTCTGCCGGGGTCGTCCATGGCGCGTAGGACGTTTGTAACGTCCTCGTATTTCGCGCGTACCTCTGGTCTCAGCGACTCGAATGTGCTCTTTGCCGCTGCTAGAGCGAAGTGAGCTTCTTGGAAGTCTGCTGGAGGTACACCGTACTGTACCTCTCGTCCTGTCCCGGGGAGTGAGCCGGTTTGGGCGAAGTTTCGCACTATCAGGTTGAGGTCGGTTTCGTCCCTGAATGCTTGTTTAGTCAGTGAGGGTTTATGGAAGAATTTTTGGACTCTTTTACGTTTCATCGTTTAATTCCTTTGAGTATTGCGCCGGGGATCATGCTGGCGGCGCTTGCGCCCTTTTCGACGTATCGTAGGGCGGGGAATTTCGCGTATATTTGCGCGTCGATTGCGTTTGCTACGTTTGAATATTCGAGCGCTTTTGCTGTTGCTTGTTCTGATCTGGTTTTTGTTCGCCAGTAGTTTGTCTGTGCGCTTTGCATGGTTGCTGATTGGTCGAGGCTGATGCCTCTGGAGATTGATTCCTGTTTTTGCTGCTGGGTTAGCTTTTGTTGGGTCTTTTGGTTTGCGATTGTTTGTTTGGCCGATTTTAGGGCTATCGCCCCTTGGGCTGCTGAGAGGGCAGAGTGTACTCCCGCTCCTGCTACGTTTTGCATAGTTGCTGATGCCCCTGCAGGGGATGATGCTGAACTATAGCCTGCGAGGATCGGGTTAATTCCTGCCGCTTCTAGATCGGACATTCTGCGCTGTACCGCAGTGTTGGACATTCGTTCTTGGAATGCCATTTGTT